CTCAACAGTATGTATAACTCCCTGTCGATGCGCTACGTATTCTTCAAGAACGCCCCTTCAAAGAACATTTCATTCACAGACCACGTTTCGATGATTGCTTATGGCGATGATAACGTCCTTGGCGTTAGCCCCCGCATTCATGAATGGTTTAACCAGGACACAATCACCGATGGTTACGCCGAAATTGGCATGACCTACACCGACGAACTCAAAACTGGCACACGTCAAGGCTTCAAGCCACTAGAATCTTGCAACTTCCTCAAGAGAGGTTTCTCCTATGACCGAGAACTCTTTACCTGGATGGCACCCCTTTGCTTGGATTCTATTCTTGAATGCTTTAACTGGATTCACAAAACGGAAAACGAAAGGGATGTGATGGCTCAAAATGCACGCATGGCCTTTGCCGAGCTTGCAATGCATGACGGACAAACCTTTCAACAATACCGAACTAAGATCAGAAAGACGCTCATGGAAAATTATTCCCTGAACACGATTTCTGAAGGCCGATCACTCTATCGCGCATGGATTCGTGATGGTTCCATCACCTCCCGCGTGCCAGAGCTAAACTGGGCCTAGAAGACAGGAAACCAACATTATGATGACCGATCACGGCTTCATAATTAAGTAACCGTTGCAGCTACCAAGTATGACGAGGAATTTATGATGGTCTATGCCATAATGCTCGTTTGCGAGCGGAAGAACCGACGCAACTAAGAGAGCTAGCTACACCTACGAATCAGTACTCATACCGATCAAACATGTCTAATACTCAACAACAAACCCCTAATCATCAATCAACCATCGACACCCGCGATACCCAAAATGAACAATCAAATTCAGGATTCCTTGGAGCTAACACAGCCACAACTGCTGATGTTACTGGCTTCATTGATGCCGGTACTGTCGTCAGCTATTCAGGTGATGAAGTGAACTTTACGTCTCCCTTCATGGCCTCTATGGCTGATGCTGGACAGAAATCTATCTCAGATATTATGTCTCGTTATGTACCAGTGGCGCGCTATAACACCAATGCTGACGTCCGCAAATATCCACTCTCTGGTATCCTTAATGCTATGCCAAATATTGACAAGCTCAGAGGATTCTATGGATTTTCAGGAACTTTCAACATGCGCGTGACTTGGAATACTGAACCAATGAACCAAGGTATGTATATTCTCGCCTACACACCACCAGGCGTTACTATTCCCGTTTTCACGGATAAAACATATCTAAAGACCTTCCTGACTGGTTGTCCACATGTTATTATTAACATTGCCGAAGCAAATTCAGCTCTTCTCTCAGTACCATACGTGGGAGAATACAATGTTATTCCACTAGCTGATTTCGGCTCCATCTCAAGGCCTGTCGTTGGCAATTTCTGGCTGGCACCTATTATTAAAGTCATGAGCACAACTTCACCAGTTGACATCGATATGCGCATTTTCATGAATATCACAGAATTACGCGTTTATGGCGCTCAACCTCGTGCTGTTCAAGTACAAGCATCCATGGCATTTTCTGCTCTGGCTGAAGCTGCGCGTAAAACCAAAGTGGTGAGCAGTACTGGCGCATCAATCGCAAACTGGCTCAACAATGTGCAAACCGACTCTCCAATCAAACCAATAACCAAAACTCTTGGTTGGATTGTTGGCGGCGCATCCAAAGTTGCAGATATGCTGGGCTGGTCTAAACCCAACTCCGTGCTTCCTCTGCAACCTGTGGTGAACTTATCGTATCAAGACTCTATCACATCCGACGCTACTTACACCTGCGCAAAATTTACGCAAAACGTCGATCAAGGCATTGCACATGTCGATCTCAGTGGACGTGGCATAGACGAAATGCTTATTTCTGAAGTGCTCGCCCGACCAAATTACATGTCCAATTTCCGAGACAACGGCGGCACCCGTCGGCCCTACATCACTATCGCAACATCTCAAGCTTCTGGCAACTATTTAGGCTACATCCAAGTTAGTCCAACATATCCAGCCTACAGTTTTACCCAAGGCACAGCACCAAATGATGTATCATACACAACTCACACACAAATGAGCTTTTTGGCTCGTTCATTTGGACTTTGGCGCGGCACCATTCGCTACGTTTTCCGACCTGTTTGTACTAAGTTTCACTCATGTCGTATTCGTGTCGTTTTTGTCCCTGGTGAAGCTGTTACTCCAAACTCAATTATTTACGACAACATGCCATACACCTATTCTCACGTTATTGACGTTCGAGACCCAACATCTTACGTGATTGACATGCCATTCGTCCATCCCAAACCCTGGGCATATTGCTCTCGATCACCCGCACTCAGCGAAGGTGACACCATCTCAGGTCATCTTTATTTCTACATTGAAAATAGTCTTGTCGCACCACCTAGTGTTGCTGACAATATTTATCTCACTATTTTCCAATGTGCTGGAGAAGACTTTGAACTTGCAAATCCTGGTAGGTATACACCTAGTCAGAGTCCATGGACCCTATTCAACACCACCAACGTTGAAGCAGACCCCAGATTTGCAGCAATTGCTCAAGCAAGCCACCACACTGTCACACCGGTCCTTTTGGCCCCAGACATACACACCAACTCAACCGATGCTCACGGTGCTTCGGTTGGCGACCCAACACGATCTCTCAGATCGCTCCTCCACCGTTTTTGGACAGCAAAAACTTTTACAACCTCTGCTTCCACAACATTCACTTTAACCGGTGCTCCTTCAGTTATGAATCGCAATGATCCAGAACGAGATATGATTTCAAATCTCGTCTGGTTATATGCATTTCATCGAGGCGGCATGCGATGGTTCGGACAGAACTTCGCAAACGCACTCGTAGATTCACTTTCTGCAAGTAACGCCGATTACCTGGCATCCAGCGGCGTTGCTATTGCAACCGCATCCAAAGCCGACACCATTATTGCACAACACGTGCAAGTTGGTGTACTCGAACCACTCAAGTTCGAGATTCCGTACTACAGCACAACTGTGTGTACGAATCACTGGTTGACAGGAAACATGAATCAAGCCGGCATTAATGTCCGCTACACTTCATCGCTTGATTCAATTCGATTCTCTAGAGCGCTCGCTGATGACCATTCATTTGGTTTTCTAGTCGGCGCACCACCAACTAGAGATTTCCAACTCACATAGTTCCCCCTCACTTTAAACGGGCTGAGGCGACAACTTTGCAACATACTTTACTTTGAACGTAAATCTAAGGTTTCTTTCCAATTCTTCCTTAGGCCACGTGTTTTCTAAAACACGATGGTGTTCCGAATTGTCGG